TCAGAATATTTTAGAAATACGTTCCACGATGTCATCTTCCATTTTAGGTGTCACATGTGAGTAGGTATCCATCGTTTCTTGAAATGACGCGTGCCCTAGACGTTCTTGTATGGCTTTCATATTGGCTCCATTTTCGATGAGAAGGGTGGCATGGGTATGTCTAGTACCATGCATAGTAAAAGATGGCTTACCGATTAAATTGGCGTATTTTTTACATAGTTTGCTGACTTCATCAGGACAGCGAGGAGCACCTTTTATACCAGGGAATACAAGATTATTATTAATCCAGTTCATGGTTTTAATTCTACGCTTGTCTATGACTGTTTTATGCTTCATAAGCTCCTGAAGCGTTTCCGTATCAATGGCAATTATCCGTTTTGAGGATGTGGTCTTAGTTGTATTAGATATAACTGCAGTAGATCCGATTTTGAGGGCTGTTTGTGAAATGGATATAGTTGATTTTTTGAAATCGATATCCGACCATCTTAAGCCTAATAATTCAGACCGCCGCATACCAGTTGCAAATGCTAATTTAAAAAGTGCATGATGCTCTACGTTATATATATTGGATAGGAAGTTTTTAACCTCATCTACAGATAACGTTACCATATGCCGAACTTTAACCTGCTTTGGCCTATCTATGTTTTTCATATAGTTCTTAGGGATGATGTCATCTTTTACCGCCTGCTCTAATATGGAGCCTAGAATTGTCATGGTGTAGGATATAGTCCTTGATGATAATCCATCCATTGATTCAAAAACATATCGTAATGTATTAGGTTTAATTTCGGCTAACTTTACGCCTCCGATTTTATCTCTTATGTAACGATTGATAATACCAGTATAACTTTGATAGGTGGCAGGGGTTATGGTCTTTTCTTTTAGTTGTAACCATATATTAATCCAGGTGTTTAATGAAATAGTATCATCGAAATTAGCACATGATTGATTAGTATTTATGTATTTTTCCATAGCTTCTATGGCCGCTTTTCTAGTGGTGCCATAAAAGAATTTACGCTTACCGTTGATGGTTTTCGACACTTGATATCGTCCATCGGATCTCTTTTTTGCCATAAAAATAACCTCCTTGGCTTAAATTTGGGTATAAGAAATAAGCCTTAGAGGTTTTATGTGATATAATGATATTGGAGTAAAAATGAAATACCTTTTCTCTAAGGCTAGGTATGTAGTTTTTAGTAGCCCTCACTGCGGTGAGGGCTTATTTTTATTTTAAACAATTCTATGATTGATTCACATAGCTTAAAAATCTATTATGTGTATCTACAGGCATGTCTGCGATGTTCGCATAACACTGAAATAAAAAAGGTTTTATCTCCAGGTCACCTTCGTCAATACCATTAAATACAGACAAAAAGTCTACAATAAATTGCTTCTTAAGGTAATCAATTTTTAATAAAACCATCATAGACAACATTACGCCATATACGCCCTTAAGATATATTTTTTCGTCTTTTGTTATCCTCTTGTTTTCTTTCTTTATTAAAACCCCTCCTGGCAAATATTTTGACAAGATGCTAGGAGGAATTTTTCGTGTCTCATCTGTTCTGAGCGCAGTAAAATCAAGATTATGAGCCGCTGCATTTCGGAATGCCCTGATAGCCTCTAATGTGCAAATAATAAAATTAGTTTTATCATTAATAGGTATTGTCCTATTAGGTTCGTCGGGCAACAATGCGTTTACAACGTCGTCGCGTTGGGCGTTCTTTAATAACTTAAAAAGGTTAATAGAATTACTAAATGATAAATTCTTTAATAGTATCCAAGGTGGTATATGATTATGGTTTTCTCGATAATATAATGTAGGGTTATTTGCGATTTTATCGTTATCTTTGGTTTTTATACATTCAGCTTGAACAGCGTCAAACGTCAATGTGTTATTGGGGTTTTGATAAGACTCTTTATATTTTGACTTTGCTAAATATACTGACATATCTACGCCAAAATCTTTAGATAAAGTGTAAGCCAGTTTTGTTTTAAATATATTTTCAATAAACATACTATATTTCAATATGAATGCTTGTATAGATCTATCAAACATTGAAAGACTATATAACTGTTCTATAGTAGTTCCCTCTATAAAACATTCTCCGTTTGGCATAAAATGTCTTTGGTAACGATTAATTAGATCATAATAAGATATTGTATCTAAAGCATGCATTGCAAATTGGGGGTCGCTTATGTTTAGATTCCTAGTGCGTAATATCTCAATTTGTTCCTCGTAAGTTTTAAAAGGCTTATCATAAATTGTCAAAATTTAGCCTCCTATATAATAAAAGGAGCCCTTGCTACCAATGATAGCAAGGGCTCCAGTGTCCAACAGTCACGCAATGTGGAAAGGGACAGTTCACTATCATTAGTATACATCATATAAAGTGGGTTTTCAATACTTATTCTCTCGTGAGTAAAACAGTATCGCCTATTTTTATAGGCGTTATTACCGGCGCGGAAAGATCGGTTGAAATATCATCTTTATTAACATTCAATGGCACTGTTCGAGCAATAGTTTTTTGAAGCACAGATACCGGGCTAAATAGCGTACTAGTGCGTCTAACAATGCGTTGGCATGTAGAGAATTTTGGATAAGGCGCGGTAACTTCAATAACAGCTTTTATGCCGTCATACGAACCGTAGTTTACACCATTTATAATTAAGTCTTCGCCCGGCTCGATTATACGTAAAACGTCACCTTCTTTAGCCCCATCGTTTAAACCGTAGTCAATTAATACAGTACTTTCGTTTTGAATAGCGATGATTTTATATTTATCAAGCATAATGACATCTCCTTATGTTAAATAATGTGATGATAAAAGTCTATTTGACCAAGCTCACAGTCTTCTAGCTGAGACATTCTAACCATACGCTCGACTAAATTTACATGATGGTCTAAATAAAAGTCGTCATTAATAATATGCATTAATTCGTGCTTAATTTCCTCTCGCATGCGGTCATGCGGGAGGTTTTTGTTTATATAGATATTATGAGTATCTATATCTTCACATTCCTCTGACACGGCATTGGCATGTGGCAAGTCGCAGTAAATCAGATTTACAATCAATATAACACTCTCCCTTGTGTATTATTTGTTTTTTAATTTTAAAAGCTCTATATATTCGACTGCTTTTTCTAAATCCTCCTTACTTATATCTTTAGCGGCAGAGAAGAGCATGCGAGCTCCTGGTCGTGTGCGTAGGTACTCGGCGAACTCAGCGGCTTCTCGGTCTGTGTAGTAGCCGTCTTTAGGCTTTGGTTCTACTGATTGCTCAGAATCATTCCAACCCATTAAATACGCAGGCGTGGTATTAAGAGCTTTAGCTAATGGTTCAAGAACATCAATTGGCATATTCTCTATATCACCATTTTCATATCTATATATAGTAGCCCTATTTTTATTTAACATTTTAGCTAACATATCAGCTGTATAACCTAACTCTAATCTTCTTTGTTTTATTCGTTCTCCGATTCTCATAAGATTCCTCACTTTCTAGTTGATTACATAATACAATACAATTCGCAAAAATGCAACAAATTTCTTTAAAATATTTATAAAATCGCATAAAATGCGAAAAAAGTTGTTGACATGTATATTGTGATAGAGTAATATCAAATTGCAAGGTGTCGCATATAAGCGACTAAAAAGGAGGTGAAATTTATGAATATTAGAAAGTTAAAGGCTAAATTAGTTGAAAAAGATGTATCCATAGCGGACTTAGCAAACATCTTGAACGTTGATAAATCAACGGTATATAGGAAATTTAATAAGTCTGGGGAGTCTTTTACCGTTAATGATGTAGATAAAATCGCTAAAGCTTTATCTCTAACTTATAACGATATTAATGAAATTTTTTTTGCTAATGTAGTCGCATGAAATGCGACTAAAAAGGAGGAACCATGAAATTAGTAAAGCTCATTACAAAAGCAACACACCAGAGCATAGTAGACGCAATGATTTCCATAGCAATAGCACATGGATTAACGATCACTAATGTAGAAGACATTATGACTGATGTAATAGCGTATTTGAAAGACCATGCAACGGTAAAAAAGTAAAAGCCACCAACAAAGTTAGTGGCAGTAGATGGGAGATGAAAATATGGAGTTTGTCATCGGATATATTGTAGGGCTCGTGTTAACAGGAATTTTGATTATTGTAGTTGCTGGACGTGAGCCTTAAGCCGTTGAGCTTCTTCGCGTAAAAATTCGACGTCCGAGTGATCTTTTACAACAGACATTTTTTCGATAAGGAGTGTGAATTTAATAAATTCTGTAGGATATGCTTTGGCAATTTCAACACGTATTTCGGGCCATAAAGAATAGTCCCATTCTGAAAATGCAGAATAGACGCCAGTCGTCATTATGAATCTTGCACAATTATCAATGCATCGAATGAACATAAGCAATAACGCCTTATTGTATTTTTCCCGTTCTTTTTTTAGTCTACTAACGTTTGTTAAGTGATTCAGATACGCACCTAGTGCAGATGCAAACGACGCCGTAAAAAGGCCTAAGAAAAAATCAGTGTAATTAATCATAATTAATACCTCCCTTTTGAGGTAATTATATCAGAAATTAAGTGAAAGAAGTAAAAGCCACTAACAACATTAGTGGCAGTAGATGGGAGGAGCTATGAATATAGAGAAAGAGTGTATCCCGAAAGAACATAAAGAACTAGCATTAGCAGCTAGACCATTAGTGAAATGGATAAGAAAAAACGGCACACCTCATACGACGATATTGGTGACAGACATTTTTGTGAATGTGTGCAATACCGAAATTGGCGTGCCGATAGATGATTAGTCATCTAATTTTATGTTGTGGTTTATGGACTAAATACTGATGCACAAATCTCCCTTTTGAAGATGCATTCAAAAAAGATTGAAATAAACCTTCACTACAGCCGAAGTATTGGTATACGGAACCATTTTTGAACCGCACTTGAATGACGCCATCTTCATACCCAATAGCGGAAACATTTGAAGATGATACATTTATCATTTCCACAATAACCACCTCCTTTCACGGTGGATTATATTAAAAGCATTTATTATCTCGAAAGGAGAATAAAAATGAAACCAGATAGTATTTTAAACACAGACCAATACACAAAGATTGTTATAAAGAGGGAAGACGACGATACAGTAGTTGCGGTTATCACTGAAGATGATGTCGAGCCTTCGCCAAACTATATCGCCGTACTAACTCCTAATTATGACTAGCCTTTTGGTGGATGCGGATCATGTCCGTGGCTATCCTTTTGAGATATCCGTCCATCTTTATTGTGGATTACTAATTCACTTTTTTGATTGCGACTAGTTTGTCTTCCGCAATCGATTGCAGCTTGCTTTGTGTCGAAGTGTTTGGTTGCTTTAGAATTTCCAGCGCCTTTGACATTCCAGCCGCCACTTTTGGATGGAACAACATGTTGATTTTTACCCATATAATCACCTCCTTTCTAAGGTGATTATACAAATTAAACTTTAAAAATATGCAAAATATACATGAACAATTTATGAATACGCTTGGAGGAGGTAGTTATGAATAAGATGTGCATTACGGTGGCGGAGGCTGCAGAACTTGCCAGCGTACCGGAAACAGTAATCCGAGAATGGGCGCAAGATTTTGACTTTCCGTCCATGAAAATCGGTAAGCGGGGTGGCAAACGTCTTATCCACGTTGAGTCGTTTAATGATTGGTTATCGAAACGATGCCAGGCACGAATAGGAGAGTAAGGAGGTGAAAGCCAAGATGAGTGCGATGACATACAAAGAAAAACGTGAACTTAGACGTGCTGCTATGGCTCCACAGTTAGCTGATATTATAGAGGGCTTTATTGTCGGATCGTGTTTCTTATATCTAGCAGTAGGTATTTTCTACTGGTGGATTACAGGGGAGATGTTAGTGAAATGGTAAAACGATGTTATCACTGTGGGTACAAGCTTACCCCGAATATTACTTACAGTCTTTACAATACCGCTATTGGGAAGGTGGTTACAGTATGTAAAGACTGCCATACCTCTCATTTGCGAATGAGGGCAAAACAAAGAAAAAGGGCTGCACTTGCTGGAACAAGTACAACCCACTATTAAATTAACCAGTTAAATTGTAACACATAAGGAGGCAATCATGCCAACTGTTAATAAAAATATAGACTTTAATTTTTTTAGCCGCTCTGGGCGTGTGCCCCCTAAAGTGCGATTTAACGTATGGGGCTCGGCTTGTGGATTAAGTGTAGACGCGTATAACGCAATTGGTAGACCTGAAGGCTTGCGAGTTGGAATTGATACATCAGCTCGTGAAATTCATGTATATCCTGTTTTAGAAAAGAATAATGAAGCAGCGATTTATCCACCTAAAGCTGCTTTACAAAAATCTAAAATCATTATCTCAAGGGCGAGAGTCGTATTAAAAGAGTTAACAGAATTAGGTATTACTAAAAATATTAGTGGGGACGTGATCATCGAAGGTGATTCCAAAAAGCTAATATTTAAGTTTTGAGAGGAGCTAACATGCCTGAAATAAAATCTAAAAAATTATTGCCATCTGTAAATACATTTGACTTCAACTTTTTCGCTGATAATAAAGAAAAGCGTCGTGCAGCAGAAACAGTAGCAATTGTTGTAACTAATAGTTATATCAAGCTTTCATTAGCTGCTTATAAAAAATTAAAAGGTCCTGAATATTTTAGAGTTGGTATAGACGTTCACAATAAAGTGATTTGCGTATCACCTGCGTTAAAAACAGAATCTTATGTTTTTAAGCCGACCGCAAAGCAAATCGAGCGAAACACTATTTTTATTACTAAAAGTAGTAGCGTAATCAAAAAGCTTAAAGAACTTGGCATTCCCAAGATGGTAACTGGAATGCTAGTTGATGGTGAGTTATTATTCAAATTTTAAAGGAGAAACTATCATGGAAAATCAAAATATCTTAACTATTAAATTCAATACATTAGATGATCTAGCGGTGCAAGTGGCAGATTGGAACGAACGATTAAATCATCAGTGCTGCGGTAATTGCTCTAATGTTGAAGCGCCTACAGTAACAGTTGGCGAGACTATCGATATTGAAGCAGTGGCGTCTGAAGTTGCAAGAAAAGTAGATGCAAAACAACAGCCTGACCCTGTTGAAGTTGAGCCAGCGCAAAAGGATGTTCCTGTAACCGATTTTGAAGGTAAGTTAGTAACAGATAAAAAAGAAGAAAAGGTTGAACAGGTAGAAGAACCTGTAGTAGAACCTGTTCCTGTTGAAACACCGACTGACGAATCAACTACAACAGAAACACCGGAACAGGATGCAGCATTAGATGTAACTGCTGAACCTGTAGATAAAAAAGCCTTTTATGGTGAAATTCGTAATTGGATGGGCACAGATAAGGTTCGTGCCGGTAAAGTTCTTACAGTGTTTAAAAAACATGGCATCGTAGGGAAAATTTCTAGTGATGCTTTGACTGATGATATCATCACTGATTTGAAAACAGTAATGGCAGGGGAGGAATAATATGGCTAAGCAACAATTTAAAGCTCAAGCTGATATCTGTAAAAAGGCGCTAGATATATTACACAAAGCAATTGAACTTGACCCTCTTAATGCCGAAGAATACGAAGCTGGTATCGCGTATACCGAGGGTGTCATGAAAGCATCCAATGCTATTGTAAAGGCTTGTGAAATCGTAGAACATACTAAAAAGCAAAAGGAAGCGCCTAAAGCGGAGGAAGCTGAAACTAAAAGCAAGAAAGCAAAGACTACGGCTAAGAAGTCTAAGCCTAAAGAAGAACCAAAGCCAGTGATAGAAGTAGAGCCTGCACCTGTTGAAGAGAAGGAAGCAGAAGACCTATTCGCTATGTTTGGTGATTAAAGGGGGTATTCACTGTGGAGATTGTATCCAGTACCTATATTCACAAAATGTTCGATAGCGTAATCCTAGAGGCTCCTTACGGTGCGGAGTATACAACTATACACCATATCGATTGTGGATTTACGTTTGGAGGCAGCTGGCAACGTAGATATTCATATCAGAATGGATATGTTACCGGTTCAAAATACTATACCTGTCCAAATTGTCGAGCTTCTTCTAATCCGTATGATCATAAAATTTACTTCTCTATAAATGATGAGAGCGTATACCCTGTATCAGCTTATGTCGAAGTTATCAATTACAAGCATTTCCTAGACTTGAAAATTCGATATCAAGCTATCCAGCTTTTCTTTGATGGCAAAAAAAATGACTTAGGAATGTGTACAGAAATATTGCGATTCGACTTCAAGAAACGTAAGGCGACGTTTATTGATAGATTTAGAATTCATCATGAATTGACTGTTGACTATATTCGTGAGAACGAGATTATGCCGGTACTGAAATTCTTTGGTGATTCATACGCCATGACAGATTTTAACCGGAAGTATTTAAATAAAACATTCAAGGCGTTACGGTTGATATTTGAAAAACGATTGAAGGAAACTTACGGATATGGAACAAAAGATGTATATGTAGCACCTGGAGCTACGGAAGAAAACGGCTACCATTTTACGATGTTACTCAATATGATTCTTAAGCTATCGGCACCTGATATGCCTAGCATTGTTAGCTTAATGAAACAATACGTGTATTGGACCAATGCTTACTGCTTGTATCGATATACAAATATCCCTTTTGAAGATGATGTACTAGTAGCTACAAGAAAGGGTATGAACTTTCAAGCAGCGCTTAGACAATCATATAATGCACCTAACAGTAGAGCCTTGCGAAAGCGTATGGTTGATGATCCATTGAGCGTATACATGTCTGATGTCCTTAATCTTTTTAACGATGAGAATTGTAGACGCACTATACTCACATTACAGCGTAGTAGGCATGATGGCACAGATCCATATTTTGGTAAGGCCCACAATGCTAATGATGTACGTAAGGCAATGAGGCTAAAAAGCCCACATGCAACGTTTATGTGGCAACAACTAATTAACCGGTGCGGTGAACCTACTATATTACGTTGGCTATTAGGTGAGGACATTCGTGTTATAGAAGATTGTGTGGATATGCACGCCAAACTTAAGCCAAAATACCAAGAGGCATTATGGAAGAAACGATTCAAGTTGAAGAACTTCCATGACGAAGTAATCAATATCTTTAATAAGCAGGAATATGGAGATGTAATATTGCCTGCTCAACCTCAATTACAAGCAGATATGAATGGGATGCACTTTATGGTCCCAAAAACTGCAGCTGATTTAATGACATATGGAAAGCGATTGAAGAACTGTGTAGGTTCATATCGTGACCGTGTCATTCAAGGGCAAGCAGCAATTGTGGTTGTCACGGATGATGATATGAATCCTATTGCATGCTTAGAACTAGCTACTGGTAATAAGGTTAAAAAGGGTCAACCTAAATTTAATCATCTAGTACAAGCGAAGTTATTCGCGAATGCACAACTAAAAAAAGACAATAAAATTCACTCTACAGTGATGAAATGGGCCAATCGTTTGAAGATTGAACCTCATACCATTGACGTGGACGCTAGTGTTGTATAGGAGATCACTATGAAACTCACAAAATTAGAATTACTAAATTTTAAAGGGCTAAAATCCTTTACCATAAATCTTAATGGCGATGTCGTAATCCGTGGTGATAATGCTACTGGTAAAACGACTGTATTTGACTCTGTGTGTTGGTTACTATTCGGGAAAGATAGCCTAGATAGAGCTGATTTTGAAATCAAAACATTAGATGGCGGAGAACCCATTCATAAAGTCAATCATGAAGTAACAGCTACCTTTACTTTGGATGAAGGGGGCACAGTTGAACTCAAACGTGTGTATCGTGAAAAGTATTCATCCCCTCGTGGTGGCGATATAACTCTCACAGGTCATACAACAGATTACTTTGTCGATGGAGTGCCTAAAAAAGAAAAAGAATATAAAGAAATTGTAAATACTCTTATCGATGAAAGTATCTTTAAATTAATCACAAACCCATTGTATTTTAATGAAACGTATTCTTGGCAAAATCGTCGCAAATTATTGCTTGAGATGTGCGGTGATATCGATGACATTTGTGTAATTAATAGCCGTGATGATTTAAGACGATTGACTGAACTGTTAGAGGGGAGAACAGTAGATGATCATCGTAAGGTTGTCGCAGCTAAGAAGACAGCCATCAATAAAGAGCTAGATATGATTCCAGTTCGCATCGATGAAGCTATGCGTAATAAACCTGAAACTGTATCTGATAAAGAAAAACTCATTCGTGATATTGAAACCTTATCCGCTGGTATAGATGAAGTTGAAAAGCAAAAGGCAATTATTCAAAACGGATTTAGTTCTACTGAAAAGGAATCTAAAATCCGTGATATTAAACGCCAGTTAGATGCTCAAAGCTCTAAAGTACTATCCGACTATCACAAACAAAAACAACACCTACGCGGTGAATATGAAACCTCTTTAACCAAACTAAAAATGGTGGAAGTAGACAGAGATAGATGTGTTGATAGACGAGATGAGCTCAATAAAGAAATTGAGCGTGAGTCTAAACGCATTGCAACTTTACAATCTGAATTTGATACGTTTAACGCACAACAATTCAATAAAGAATCTTGCCCTACTTGTGGCCAAGCACTACCCGCTGATAAGCAAGCAGTACTCGAGGCAGAGTTTAACACCAATAAAGCTAAGAAGCTTGAGGAGTGGAAAGGGCTTATTGAAAGTGCAGTAAAGCTTAAAGGAAACTATGAAGAGCAGCAAGAAATCATGGGCTCAAAGATTGATAGTTTAACTACTGAGGCGTCTCAATATAGTGATGCTTACAATGTTAAATTTAAAGAATATGAGGCGTACTCTGAGCCTAATATTGAAGATGATCCAGTCTATGCTGATTTGAAGGCTCAATTATTCTTACTCGAGATTGATGCTGAACCAGGTGCTGAAGCTGAAGAGATTGCAAAACTTAACGAAGAGTTGAGTTCCATGAAAGCTAAAAAAGCAGACCTCGAGACTGAGTTAAATAAATTTAAGCTTATTGATGATATTAATCATCGAATCTTGGAGTTAGAGAATCAACAACAAAAGTTAGTAGCAGAAAAGAACGCTCTTGATGAAGCATCTTTCTTAATGGATGAATTCATTAAAGCAAAGGTCAATATGTTGGAAGAAAACATTAACTCGAAATTCAAATTAGCTCGATTCAAAATGTTTAATGTTATGTTAAACGGCAATATTGAAGAGTGCTGTGAAACTACCTATAAAGGGGTACCATACCGCAGCATGAACAACGCAGCACGCATTAATGTAGGGTTAGACATTATTAATGCATTGACAAGCTATTACAAAGTTAATGCTCCGGTATTCATCGATAATGCGGAAGCAGTAACTGAATTCATTCCAGTTAATAGCCAAACGATTAAGTTGATCGTTGATGAATCAGCGCCACAACTGGTGGTTAAGGAGGTGTAAGTATGGCAAACAACCATAAAGTAATTATGAGTACAGATGAAATGGCAGCATATATTTATACTATTTTGTCTGAGCATGAGCTAACTGTTGGCGAATCGTTATCTTCGCTGAAAAAAGCGACTAAATTAGTACATAAGTCAGTATATTATGACTATTTAAAAGAAAGTGAGTATGAAGAATGCAATTAGTACCTATCAACGTTGTAGACAATACTCAATATGTAAGCGGTAGAGACTTGCATATGTTTTTAGAAATAGGAACAGAATATAAAGATTGGTTTCCTCGAATGTGTGAATATGGGTTCGAAGTTGGTATAGATTTCAACCCGCTCAAAAAAGAGCGAGTTCAAATTGAAGGTAATCGAGAGGTTAAACGCATTATCTCTGACCATGAAATCACAATTGATATGGCAAAGCAACTGTGCATGTTGTCTAGGAACGAAAAAGGTCGTCAGGCTCGTGAATATTTTCTTCAAGTCGAGAAGGATTGGAATTCTCCTGAAAAAGTAATGGCAAGAGCCTTGCAAGTAGCTAATAGAACGATAGAAAATTATAAGTTGTCTATATCTATGAAGGATCAACAATTGGCGGAGTTGCAGCCAAAAGCCAATTATTACGATGTTATTTTGCAAAATAAAGAGTTGCTAAGTATTACCCAAATTGCTAAAGACTATGGGAAAAGCGGAACCTGGCTTAATAAATTTCTAGCCGATAAAAAAGTGCAATTTAAACAAAGTGGCGTATGGTTCTTATATGCAAAATATGCTGACAAAGGATATACATCAAGCAAAACTTTTATTGATGATGTAGAAAAGGCGCATATGCATACATATTGGACTCAAAAAGGGCGATTGTTTATATACGATTTACTGAAACAAAATGGAATTTTCCCTTTAATTGAATTAGTAGATGCCGATAAAACGGCATAGGAGGTACATAATGGCAAATGAAATAGCAACTAGAAGTAATACTAATTTACCTGGTTTTCAATCTGCAGAAGGATTTGAACTGTTACAACGGCAAGCGAAAATGTTTACACATTCCACGCTAGTTCCTCAACAATTCCAGGGTGAGCAAAATATGGGGAATGCTATTATCGCATTGGAAATGGCAACTCGAATGAATGCCAGCCCATTAATGGTTATGCAAAACCTCTATATCGTATATGGTAACCCTGGTTGGTCCTCTAAATTCTTAATTGCAACGTTTAATCAATGCGGACGGTTTGAAGCTATTAAATACAAACCCACTGGTGAAAAAGGAACAGACTCTCAAGGTATTGTTGCTTATACTCGTGAGAAAGGATCAGATGAAATTATCGCAGGTCCTGAAGTAACCATCGCATTAGCCAAGCAAGAAGGCTGGTACGATAAAAAAGGCTCTAAGTGGAAAACCATGCCAGATCAAATGTTACGTTATAGAGCTGCAGCATGGTTAATTAGAACTACAGCACCTGAAATCTCAATGGGTTTACAGACTGCAGATGAAATCATTGATGTTGAAGGAAGGGTTATTGATACAGCTGATATAGTCGCTGAAACTATTAATCAAAACGCTAATAGTGAAGTTATTGATATTGAACCTACACCTACCAGTGAATTTGTTAATCCAGAAACTGGCGAAGTAGTTAATATGTTCGGTGATTAATTGTGATTAGTATTCAAGCATTCGGTAGTAGCTCTAAAGGGAACTGCTACCGAATCAAAACTTCAACCAATGGTGATGAACTGCTACTGGATGCAGGGTTATCCTTTAAAGAAATTCAACGGTATTGTCGATTTAATTTCTTACATCTATGCGGCACGTTGCTAACACATCAACACGGCGACCATAGCAAGGCTGTAAATGATCTATTAAAGCTTGGACACCGTGTGTATATGTTAAAGGATACTGCAGACGCATTATATGTAGCAGGGCATCACAAAGCTATCTATATTACACCTAAAGTTCAATTTACGATAGGTAATTTTAGTATCCTACCTTTTGAATTAGAACACGACGTTCCGAATGTTGGATTTTTAATTTCTGACGGTGAAGAGAAGCTGTTATATATTACGGATACATATTATTGTCGGTATACTTTTAAAGATGTGAATCATATCATGGTCGAGTGTAATCATTCATATGAAATCCTGAACCAACGTGTTTATGATGGAGGCCTGCATGAGAAACGCATGGAACGATTAATTCAATCCCATTTTTCGTTAGAGAATGTTATTAAATTTCTAAAGTCTATGAATCTTACTAAGTGCCAAGATATACGACTACTACATTTATCAGATGGTAATTCTAATGCTGCAGCATTTAAGCAAGCTGTTCAGGCTGCTACTGGTAAATATGTAATCGTAGAACAAGAAAGGAGTCCATTATGATTGTTAAATCGATTCAAATTACAGATAACGATATCAATATCGCCTATCAGAAACCATCTGCTACGGGTCTGACAGATGTCTTTACCATTAAATCTAAAGATGATCCGCGACCTGAACTTATGCAAGCCTTCAGTCGGCTACAGGCTATTATGAAAAAGAATTTTGAATTCCTGGAAGAGTTTAATATCCCGTTTGTCGTAAGACAATTCAAGTTTAAATATGGCGTTATAGAGGACGTGGTGGAGAAAGTCAGCGTTGAAGGTATTATACAAGATGCAAACTCTACTGATGAATTGAAATTCAAGACTGATTGGTTGTCGGTAGAGTATGCAGACCGTACATTTGCTATTTCAGTGCAAGACTTAATTGATGAATGTGTAAAGTTTATCATGGGGAACCGAGCCCAGGATAGTTTGTTTATAGATGAGGAATGATGATTTATGGCAAAAGACCAATCCTATTATTTTAGCCATGATGTTACAGCGAGCAGCGACCCTAAGATAGTGGCCATGATATCTGAATATGGAATGATCGCGTATGCATGGTGGTGGATTATTCTTGAAAAGCTAGCATCATATGAAGATTACAAACTACCATTAAAAAGATATACATTCCTTGCTCTTGATAATGAGTTAGGAGTAAAAAACAAAGAAAATTTAACATGTGTTGAACATGTGTTCAAACAAAATGAACATGTGTTTGAACAAAATGAGTTATGTTCAATGTGTTCATTTTTGTTCGTAAATTCATTGATTTCAGACTATGAATTATTAGCTTGTGATGATGAATATTTTTGGTCTCCGAGCTTAACACGGCGCCTTGAATTTCGGAAAGTTAAAAACGAAGAACTCCGCGAAAAACGTAGGCTCGCAGGCATTAAGAGCGGAGAGGCTAGACGTAAAAACGAACAAAAACGAACACGTGTTCAACAAAAAGGAACACATGTTGAGCAAAACGAACTAATAAAAGAAAAGAAAATAAAAGAAAATAATATAGAGAGAGATACGCGCGCGCGTGAAGATGAAAATCCTCTATCTATGTTTGACGATGATGAAGTAAAAAATAAACCTATTTACGAATTGTATATGAAGTCAATCGGAGATATATCACCTGTTATTAAAGAGCGGTTAGATGATCTAGTTGAATCATATGGCAAAGAACGAGTCATTGTTGCTATTAATACCACAGCCGATAATGGGGGTAATAGTATCAAGTATGTTGAAACGGTTACAGCAGGGAATTTAAAAAAGGAGGTGAATAAAGATTTTGGAACCACTAAACGTAACAGCAGCAATAGAGGCTCTTCGAGAAAAGACGAGCAAGTTGACTGGCAAGCGGAATATGAAAGAGTACACGGTAAAAAATGAGTTCTTTTATCCAATTTATGATAAACCAGTAGTCATTCAAACTAATGTTAATACTACCTATGCTACAGTTGGAATTCCTAAACGGTATTACGATATGGATTTTGAATGGTTACGCAAGCATGGTAGTTTCCCGAAAGAAAATACTGAAGCCTATGCTGTGGTTAAGGAGTACTCTCATAACCTAAAGGAAAATCTTGAGTCTGGCAAGGGACTTATATTAAGGGGACCAGCTGGCACGGGAAAGACATCTATTGCAGTTAGCCTTCTAAAAGAGGCCATGAAATTAGGCAGAGGATGCCTTATGATTTCAATGCCAAATCTACTAGATAATATGCTTACGTTATCTAAGGGCGATAATGTAGCCTATCTAAGCTATGAGCAAAAACTTAGAAATATTCCCTTGTTATTGCTTGATGATTTCGGGGCAGAGTATTCGAAGTCTGACTGGGTAGCATCTAAGGTTGAAAGCGTTATTATTGATCGCTACAACCGAATGAAGCCTATAATTCTTACGACGAATTATAGCGAGACCTGGACTGAAGAAAATTATAGTCAAAGAATATACGACCGCTTACGTGGAGAATATGAAGAGGCTATATTCAATGGAGAGTCACACCGATGAAGATTCTTCTGCGATGTCAGTTTAGGTTTAGAAAGAAAGCCCATAACCGGTTCCCAACGTTAAATGAGTATATTGACTGTGAGCGTGGTTCTACTATAGCAGCCGCCGCTATGAAAAAGAAATGCACAGAGCAAGTCAAAGAACAATGTCTATCACAACAGATAGAATCAGTTGAGGGCAAAGTAGACCTATTATTTGAATGGCACTCATCAACCAGGCATGATCCTGATAACGTAGCTTTTGCTAAGAAGTTCATTCTTGATGGACTACAAGCTGCAGGAGTGTTAGAAAACGATAATAGAAAGTTCATCGGAACTATGGCTGATGAGATTGTAAATGACAATGATGATTTTGTGATTGTACATATCACAGAACATATGAGTATATTCCTATAGTCGATAATAGCCATAAAAATTAAAATTTCATATGTATAAGAACGTTTTAATGCGTTAATGAGTAAATCTTCATGAAGCTCGAATAAAACACAATACGGACTAAAATAAAGCATGAAGGAGGAGTTGTATTTGAATGAATACGAAATCGAAAAGATTACTAGGTTAGCCACCGAGGTGGCCACTAAAACCTACTATGAATTAGCAAAGCAAGAAAATGCACAGCTAGGTCGCAAACTTCGACACAATACGATCAAGCTGCTTAAGCATTATAGTCAGTTACAGTCATACGTAGATAATGCTATCTCGGATTCGACACAAGCCGAGGATATATGGCTCAATGAACTGTTAATTGATATGTTTGACGATAAAAGCATTGTGAAAGTGAATGCGATTGTTAAATCTAAAGAAAAAACAGCATTGATGATGAGGCACGTAAATAACATGCTCGATATCTATGCTGAGAAGTGTAGCGGCAAGCAATTCAAATATTGCGAATGCATGCGTAGGTATTATATTGACGGAGAAACATTAGAACAGATTGCAGAATCATTTCCTGAAAAGCCAGATGTTCGTACCATCAAACGTTACATCGCTAGAGGGATTGAAGAGTTATCTGTATTGCTGTGGGGAGTTATTGGGTTAAATACAAAGCTAGCCTGAGAAATTGTCCCAAAACTGTCCTAGACCTGTCCTTCTTGACAGTTTATAATGATAGTGTGAGTTAATAGGAAAACAAATACTCTCTCTCAACGACACAGTGAATACCTAGAACACAAAAGCAAAAGACCACTTAATCTATACGGTTAGGTGGTCTTTTTGCATGCAAATTTGGGAAGGTGAGGTGAATGCGATTGACTGATGTATATTGTGAAAAGAGACGATGCCTAAATAATGTCAAAGGTTGGTGCAAGGCTAATGGAATTCATATTGATCATATGTGTAAATCGTATGCGCCGTCACATTCGTTAGTAAAAACAAAAACCGCAAAGGTACATAAGGAATGCGGGAAGTATAAACAAAATAAAGGGGTCCTGAAGTAGCTAGGAGGTGAGATAGTGGCTAAAATGGGTCGGCCAAGGGCTGAAATAGATAAGAAAGAGTTCGAGGGCTTATGTGGTTTACAATGCACATACGAAGAGGTGTGCGACTGGTTTGGGGTTACTCAAAAGACTTTGAACGCATGGTGTAGACGAACGTATGGAAAAACTTTCTCCCATGTTTTTCGTGAAAAGAGGGGCAAAGGCAAGATAAGTTTACGCCGTATGCAGTGGCAACTTGCAGAAAAGTCTCCGGCTATGGCTATCTTTTTAGGAAAGAACTTCCTAGGCCAATCAGATAAAACTGAAATGGAAGTCAATACAACTGTTCAAAGTAACCCTCTCGAAGGTGTAACAACAGAGGAACTTAAAAAGCTAATCGATAAAGAGGGGTGAGGATATGAAACTCACACCGGAACTCATGCAGCAATTCAAATATGAATTGGCTAGGCGTGAGTTTTTTTATTATTGCCACTTGCAAGCACCAGACTTTTATAGGAAAGATAGAGACTACCTAGTCGAATTGTGCGATACGTTGCAAGAGTTCTATGAAGATCCGGACGCAAAAGTTCTAATAATGAATATGCCACCTCGGCACGGTAAAAGCCGTACAGCTCAGATGGCAGTTAAATGGATATTAGGCAAAAACCCTGTAGAAAAGATTATGACTGGTTCGTATAATACGACTCTATCCACTACCTTTGCAAAGAATGTCCGCAATGATATTCAGGAAGTAAAGGCAGACGCAAACAGAGTTGTATATACAGACATATTCCCTAACGTGCGTATTAAACGTGGCGATGCCTCCATGGATATGTGGTCGTTAGAGGGCGGTTATAATTCTTACCTAGCTACATCTCCAAGTGGTACTGCTACAGGTTTTGGTGCGTCTATTCTTATCATTGATGATATTATCAAGAACGCCGAAGAGGCTTACAACGAAAATACAAAAGCCAAGCATTGGGACTGGTTCACTAATACCATGCTTTCACGTTTAGAGGAAGGCGGAAAGATAATCATAATCATGACTCGTTGGGCTAGTGATGATCTAGCCGGTAGGGCAATCGAACACTTTGGAGATAAAGCCAAGGTAATAACCATGAAAGCCTTGCAAGACGATGGTACTATGTTATGCGATGATGTATTGTCTTATGAAAGCTACCAAGAGAAGTGTAGGGCTATGGGCGAAGACATTGCATCTGCCAATTACCAGCAATTACCTATTGATATAAAAGGTAGGTTATATACATATTTCAGCACTTATGATGATATTCCTAAAGATGACAAAGGATATCCTTTGTTTACTACAATAAAGGCATATGTCGATTCTGCGGACACTGGGGAAGACTATTTATGTGCTATTGTTTATGGCGTATATAAAGACTATGCATATGTGCTGGATGTATTATTTACTGATGCCCCTATGGAGGTCACAGAAGAAGCTACGGCAGACTTATTACATAAAAACCATGTCAATATTGCAGATATAGAATCTAATAATGGCGGACGTGGTTTTGCTCGTAATGTTAAACGAATATTAAAAGAGAAGTATCCAGGCAATCGAATAAAGATTACAGCATTCCATCAAAGCAAAAACAAGGAGGCTAGGATATTATCGAATTCTACACAAGTTATGGATTATGTTTTATTCCCAGTTAACTTTAGGGACCGCTGGCCAGAATACTATACATCAATGTATAAGTATCAACGAAAAAATAAGAATGCACATGATGATGCTCAAGACGCAACGACAGGCGTTGTTGAACGTTTGAATGCGCCTGTTATTAAATCAATCAATTCTGATATTTATTAGGAGGAACTTCATTATATGTTTATTACAAACGAACAGAAGTATGCATACCAGTTATTACATGATGCGTACTATGGGTCCGGGTTATTCTCTTTAGGTCGTGGTTTAAAACAGCATCCAAGAGAAAGCATAGACAATTATAATTTCCGTAAAAAGTTATCGAGCTATTCTAATCATACAGCAGCGATTATTAATGCGAATGTAGATCCTATCTTTAATGATGAAATTCGAAGAGAGTATAAAGAAACGGCTAAATTCAAAGTGTTTTTAAAAGATGCAGATCGATTAGGCACATCATTACAAGAATACATTCAGCAACAAGCTTTGATTGCCAAAATGTATGGTGTTGTGTATGTCATTGTTAATAATGAAGCAGAATTTGGTGAAAGTTTGGCTGATAATATACGTGATAGACGGTTACCGTATTTAACTTCAGTTGAACCTGGTGATGTGACTGGTTGGAAACTGGATGACAAAGGTCGAATAATTAGATTCGAATATAGAACGATTATTACTGATGATAATGGAGGTAGTTCAACAGTATATTATGAATGGACAGATACAAAATGGACTATTCGTGATAAAGGGCGAGGCATTATTAATGAAGGTGAACATGGGTTAGGACGTGTCCCTGTAGTGCAATGGTTTGGCCGTAGCACTAAGAAAACAACTATATTACCGTATCCAGAGTTCTATTCGTTAGCACAAAAGAACTATAGAGTTTATCATCTAGATAGTTTATTGACACAGATTTTGAACTCTCAAACATTTTCTACTTTAACCATGCCATCGGATGAAGGTATAGAAGATTTAACCTTGGGCGTTAACAATGTACTACTATATCCATCAGAGGCCAGTCATCCTCCTGCTTTTATTGCTCCAGATAATGGGCCGGCACAGATCATCATGCAAGAAAAGGAAGCGGAAATTAAAGAAATGTACCGCATAGGTGGTGTTGATTCTGTAGTAGGGGTTCAGCAGGAAAAATCAGGGGTTGCTAAGCAGTGGGCATTCAAAAGAACAAATCAACGACTAGCAAACTTCGCTGTACAGTGTGAAAATGCAGAGAAAGCCATTATTGCATTATATGAGTTGTGGACTGGCGAGCAGTTGAATTATAAATGCGAATATCCAAGGGACTTTGATATTAATGATGTAGCTGATTGCTTATCTCAAGGACAGCAAGCCCTTGATTTAGGGTTTAAATCTAAAACATATTATGTTGAAGTGCTTAAACGGATACTTGATGGCTATATGCCTAACGTTGACGGCAATGTATACGATGCCATTGTTAAAGAAGTAGAGAATACTGCAGATCAAGAATTGATGGATAGAACGTATTCTAATCTAAATAATGACGAGGATGTAGATGTAGATGAATAAGGCAACAGAGCGTGTTATTCGGAAATTAATTGATCAGTTTGAAGATGAATTACACAGATTGCTAGAAGACGGATATAGCCCAAGAGTAGCAGTTAAAAAAGCCTATAAGAAGGTCCCAATCATGGAAGCTATGAGGGGGACATTGGTCGATGAGTTAGTGGCTGAATGTGCACGTGGATATGGTGTTGATGTAGGAGTAACAGGTAGTGCGAATAAAAATGCCATTATATCTGGTATGCCTTATAAGTTTGAAACCATATCAAAGGCCATGCAGAAGGCGTGGGCTCCAGACGGGCTGAATTTATCCAAACGACTGCACAACGCATCCTTAGCCGTGAAGCGTGAAGTAACCAATACTATTCAAGATGCAATAGTAAAAGGTGAACACACAATGGAAACCGCAAAAGCTTTATTTGATGGTTACGGTAGTGAAACTATTATTTCAAAAGCTGAAATACCAATATTCATAAAACGTATTAATCGATTAAGCATCGTGCTTCCTACAGATAAGATGGGGCGTGATATTGTAAAACATCAAATCAGAAAAGTACGATATTTAATCGAACAACGCACAACACCTGGGATGAGGGCTGCATATAGCGAACTGATGGATGTAATCGAAAAAGGAAATGCCGCAGCCGTTAATCGTGCGGTGTACGTTGCAACTCAAGAAAAGGCAAGATATCATGCAGAGCGCATTGCGCGGACAGAACGAGCGAGGGCATATGCTGAGGGGGAAATTGCAAGACATTTAGATGATCCTGATGTGGTAGCCTTTCGGTGGCGAATGAGTTCGAGTCACCCTATTGTCGATATTTGCGATGTATATGCTAACGCAGATTTATATGGGTTAGGCCGTGGAGTGTATCCAAAGGATAAGTTCCCACATTTGCCAGCACATCCACATTGCCTTTGTCGCATTATGCCAGTTATCGATGGCATGATTAATAATACTGTTGCAAAGCCTAATGTAGAAGCCGGGGGGCTGTCGTATTTAAAGACGTTGAATAAAACAGAACAAGAACAAATATTAGGGGTAAATGGACGCAACTTAGTAATGAATGGGCATATATCGTGGACTGAAAAAGCTAGGGGGTGGAGTGGAGATGTTTTTAAACGCAGACTCCCGGTGATTGAGAGTCTAAAAGACTACATAAAAGATGGTAAAGTTCGTGTCGAAGAAATCTCAAAACGGAAAGATGGCGAAATTAAAGAAGATGTCAAAGCTCGCATTATAGACTATATTAATTCTCCATATTTTAATAAATCATATGTAGCTCGGCAGAGCATGCATGTAAAAGATGGTAAGCTATATGATGCCTCAAAAAATAAAAGCTATTACGATGTCGAACCATCACATTCTGATGTATTAAAGGCAATAAGAGTTGGGGCGAATAATGGAGGAATAGGCTTTACGCGTAATGGCGATTGGAACCATAAAATACTAGTTGATATATCCCCGCATATTGGGTATGATGTACATGAGAAGACAGGCGCGAAACGGAGTACTAGTTTTGCAACTGTGCATGTATCTAATAAAGGCATTCATATTGTACCGAAGGGAAGTGAACGAAAATGACAGAAGAAGAATTGCGTAGACGATATGATGAAATCAAATCAGAAAATATTGAAGTCATATTCGTTGATGGAGATACTATGAAAGGCAAATTATTGGGATATACATCTAGCGTAAATAATGAGCCAGACGAAGCGTCTATAGACGTTGGTGAATATGAATTGTATGCCAGTGAAATCGTAGAAATACGAGAAATTTAAAACTTAATTTAACCAATCAAGCACTTGCTTATGCAGGTGCTTTTTTATTTGCCTTTTTAGTATTGCAGGCGTAAAAGAACAAGACCGCGGTCGTGAGGTGTGGCTCACGAAAATAAAGCGAAGAGGGAAAGTTTATTTTACAGGAGGTCATACAGATGACAAAAGAGGAACTAATTAAGTTAGGGTTAACGGAGGAACAAGCAGAGGCAGTGACTAAGGATTATGGTGAAAACTATGTTTCCAAGAGTCAATTTAATGCCAAGAATGATGAGGCGAAAGCAGCAAAAGCGGCAAAAGAAATCGCCGACCGTGAGCTTGCTGATGCGCAAGGCAAGCTAGAAAAAATCACCTCTACAGGGATTAAAGATGATGCGGGTATTGTAGCTATGCAGCAACGAATTAAAACCCTGGAGGATTCTGTAGAGGCCGAGCGTAAAGCAAGAGAAAATGCTGATGCACAACGTGTACAGTCTGAAATTTCTGCAGCCGTGGTTGATTCTTTGACGAAGCGTAACGCTATGGATCCTAAAGAATTCTCAAAGCTGATTGTTGGTAACATCAAAGTCAACGAAGATGGTACTTATGGATATATTAAGCCTGATGGTACTAGCGGAACTGTTGACGATTGCGTAGATGAATGGCTAAAAGGTAAAGATTATGCAATTAAAGATGTACAAAAACGCGGAAGTGGCTCAGGCACAAGCGGTGCAGGAAGCAACAATTCTGGCGGTAATAAGCCAGTAGGTTTAAAAGGGGCCGTAGCGGCTGCTATTGAAACTCAATAAATTTTATAAATTCTAATAACGGAGGAATAAACTAATGCCAATTACATTAGCTGAAGCAAAACTTAACGTACAAGACGATTTACAAATGGGAGTTATTGATGAATTCCGTAAATCGTCTTTTTTATTTGAAAACTTAACATTTGATGATGCTGTATCTCCTACTGGCGGTGGCGGTACTTTAACCTATGGTTATACTCGATTATTAACACAACCAACAGCAGATTTCCGTGATATTAATGCTGAATACACACCTCAAAGTGTAACTCGTAAACGTCATACTGTTGATTTGAAAGTATTTGGCGGATCCTTTGAAATCGACCGTGTAATCGCTAAAATGGGTGGTATTGTTGATGAAGTAACATTACAAATCGAGCAAAAGGTTAAGGCTGCAACTGCATTGTTTAATGACACAGTTATTAATGGCGATACTGGTACCAACGCTAAAGCATTTGATGGTTTAGACAAGGCGCTTTTAGGTTCTTCTACTGAATATACACCTACAGCAGCTATCGATTTGTCTGATAGTGGTGCTATTGATGCAAACTACAAGACATTCTTAGACCAACTCGATGAATTCCTTTTAGGCTTGGATGGTGCGCCATCTGCCATTATAGGCAACTCTAAATTGATCGCTAAAATTCGAGCAGTAGCTAGACGTTCTGCGATGTACTCTACTCAATTAAATGAATTCGGACAACAAGTTGAATATTACGGCATTACACCATTAGTTGACCTTGGCACCAAAGCTGGTAGCAATGATCCTGTAGTAGGTATTAATGGTCAAGGTGAAACTTCTTTATATGTCGCACGCCTTGGCCTCGATGGTTTCCACGGCGTATCTCTTGCGGGCGATAATGTGGTTAACTTATGGCTCCCTGACTTCACCTCTTCCGGAGCTGTAAAGAAAGGCGAGGTCGAAATGGTTGCCGCGGTTGCATTAAAAGCATCTAAAGCTGCAGGTGTATTCCGCAAAATTAAAGTTAAATAAGGAGGCCTAATATGCCGATTATAAAATCTCCAGTGCCTGATTATACAGGACAAACTGGCAATGTTTCTTTTGTTAATGGTGAAGGATTTACTGAAGATGCTAATCATATTGCGTGGTTTGCGGACCATGGATACGAAATCGTAACAGCAGATACTGAACCACCTGCAGATACTGAACCACCTGCAGATACTGAACCACCTGAAAAGCCTACAAAAGGCAGTAAAGGTGGTAGTAAAAAATAAGCACCGGTGAATAGCCAGGATATTTTCAACAAGCGTATTTGTCAGGCAGTAAAAGCGAGTACTATTGAAGTTCGAGATACTGCACAGGAGAAACATAGATTTACCTCGAGAACAGGGAATTTAGAAAAGGCTGTTGATTATCGAATTTCTAATAGTGGAATGCAAGGGGTCGTATTTATTGATAGTGATGTCGCTAAATACGGCCCTTTCGTACATGCAGGGACACCAGCACATGTAATTCGGCCGCATTTTAAGAAGATATTGAGATTCGTACCACAAGGCGGTAATGGGTTTATATTTGCTAGGAAAGTGGTTCACCCTGGGACTGCCCCAGATCCATTTTTGTATGAAGCGTTGCAAAATAATGTCTCAAATATTACTAGTATTTTTTCCAGATATACCGATATTGCACTAGATGATGTGGCACAAGGGCTAGTAAAAGATGAGATTACGCTAAATTTTAAAATATAAGGAGTACTGTATGCTATATAATTTTGAAGATATAGCCGGCCTATTAGGGGATGAATTGCTAACGCAAGAGGTAACAGAGGCCGCTGTATCCAAAGCAGAACAATGGCTATATGTACTTGCGGATAGATTAGGTGTGTCAAAGGATAAAGTTATACGTAGTTTTACTATCGATGAATTAGTCCTTGCATATATCTATCGAGAAGTCTGCGTTAATAAGTCGTATGCTTTACCAGGAAGTTATACTAACAATGGTTCGACGGATGACTTCTATTCTAAAAAATTAGAATACTATGAAGCTCGTATTAAATTATTGGAATCGCGAATAACACCAGGGCAGCTTACTGGTAACCCTACAGAATACAAGGGATATCGTTCTGTTGAAATCTATAGGGGGTAATATGTGGCTAGAATTAATGCAACATATTAAATCTACTATCGATAATAGCGGTGCTGCATTTAATGTCATGCTAGGTGCTATGCGACCACAAGCGGCGAAAGTCGATGAAAATGGCGTTATCATGATTATTCGTGGGGAAACTACGAGGGGTGATAATTCCATTCAATCTGAATTGGAGCAAGAACTATATATCGAGGTTTGGGGTAGAAACGATAACCCAGATTTAGAAGTAGGCTACGAATTAATAGCTAACTTGGAAGATAGGTTCGAGGCAATTATTAATGATCTACGCAAACGTTGTGGTGAATTAGACGAAACTGCATGTATATTACAGAATACTGGCTATCAGATTATAGATTTAGTATGCACAAGTAAAGTTGGCGACCATGATAGTGTGCGACCTTTAGTTGGTACGCAATATCGCTTTATGGTTCGCCTTATTGATTTAAAAGAGAAAACTAACGGAGGTATTTTCTAATGGCACCAGCTGCAACACCAAAAAAATTATACAAACCGGCTCAAACCGCAATGCCTACAGCCGGCAAGAATTATCTTATCTATTTAAATGTAGGCACTGACGAAACTACGAATGCTGAATGGCTTATCTTGGGCGGTCAACGTAGTGGCGATGTATCTCGTAAGGCAGACTCTATCGACGCATCTAGTAAAGACAGTGGCGGTTGGAAAGTTACTATTCCGGGTATGAAAGAATGGTCTATCGACCTTGAAACGCTTTTAATGCCAAACGAAGAAAGCCTTGTATTGCTTGAAAAAGCATTCTTAAACGATGAAAAAATTCATTTGAAATTCGAATATCCTGACAAGTCTTATATGACAGGATATGCATCTATTACAGAATTGTCCTTAAGCACTCCACACGATGATGTGGCTACATATAAAGGCAGCTTGAATGGTGCAGGTCCATTGTCTGAATTGAAGAAAGCCTAATTAACTATTAACAAGGAGCGTGTTTATAATGAAAAAAATTAATTGTGATCTATTCGCTATGGGCGAAACTATCTATTTCAACATTGGTCGTATTGCTGAGTTGGAACAGCTATGGGGTGAGCCTATCTTTAAAGCGGTACAAAGTGGCACAATGACTTTCAATCAGCTTATCACTGCATTAGTCGTAGGTATGAAACACCACGGCAAAAAGCGTGATTACATCTATTACCAAGATAAATTGCAAGAACTCTTTGACGAGGGAACAGTCCAATATGCAGACCTTGTACAGTTAATTGTGCAAGCACTTATTGGTAGTGGTGTATTTGGTAAGGCTGCATATTACGCATTATTCCCAGATGAGGCCGATGAGCAAGCACGCTCCGAGGTTGAGGCTGAAAACGAAACAAAAAACTAAGAGGGGGCGACACCGCCCCCTCTTTTAAAGTATGGATAACGAAAGCCGAACGCATGGCGTATGGTCCGCTTAATCTTAAACCGTGGGAATTCATGAATTTAAGCCCTATGGAATATTACAAACTTGCCGAGGGTTATGAGTTAAGAACGGAAATAGAGGACCGTAAGCAAGCGTATTTTGCGTGCCTAATGACAAATGTACATATCGCCGGCAAGCGAAAATTGACTGTCGAGGATATTATGAAACAACTACATCCAATGACATTAGCTAAACGCAAAAACGAAGAAAAGTTATTCATGGAAGAATTCAGACAAGAGGGAGGTGAGATATAGCATATGGCCGAAAGTCAAATTAATGTCAAAATTGTTGGCTCATCTAATAGTGCAGAACAGGCACTTGATAGAGTGGCAAGGAAAGCTGAGCAAGCACTAGGCAAAAGTATTTCTAATTCGCTAGATAGCGTAAGGAATAAAGCTCAAAAGGTCTTTGGGGTTGAAATTCCGGGGCTTATGAACGCTGCAAAGTCTGGTGCTGCATTCGCTGGTGCTGCGATTGGCATTGAGGCAGCCGGTAGGGCGTTAAAAGATATGGCCGTTAGTGCAGTTAAAACAACGGACCAATTAACGCAATTAAGGGCTCGTATTGATCTTATCAATGATGGCAGTCAAAGTACCGCCGAAATTATGGATAAGGTATTTTCTGCCGCCAATCGTTCACGTGGTAGCTTTTTAGATATGGCTGATAGCGTTGCAAAACTAAATTTGTTAGCAAAAGACGCTTTCACCTCCAACGATGAGGCCATTTATTTTGTTGAACAACTAAATAAACAATTTAAAATTGCAGGTGCAGGTGTACAAGAAACTACATCCGCTATGTACCAGTTAACACAAGCTATGGCAGCAGGTAAGTTACAGGGCGACGAATTCCGTTCCATTATGGAAAATGCTCCAATGTTGGCACAAAGTATCGCACAAGAAATGGGGCTATCTGTAGGGCAATTAAAAGAAATGAGCTCGCAAGGTCTTATTACTGCTGACATTATTAAGAATGCCTTATTCGCAAGTGCAGAAGAAACAAATGCGAAGTTCGCTGAAATTCCTATGACATTCCAAGATATAGGAACTAAATTGCAGAATGATCTTATTGCAGCATTTCAACCTGTAATGGCTGAACTGGGTAATATGACAAGTTCCGATGCATTTATGAGCGTGTTAAACGAATTGACGTTTTCTTTCAAAATAGTGGCTGCAGCTGCACAAGTATCAATCGCTATTATCAAGGGTGCGTTTAGTGGCTTGGGTGTTGTGATAACTACCATTAAAAATATCGTATCTAGCTTTGTGCAGTTGTTTGTTACGTCCATGCCTTTGATTACTGCCGCTATTATTGGCGTGAGTGCTGCGTTCTTAGCACAAAAAGCTATTATAGCAAGTCATAATACAATGCTTGCATTATTGACTGTTCGTACAACTTTGGTTACTGCTGCAAGCGTAATATTGGGCGGTGCTATTGGTGCGGTAGGTCTTGCATTTGGTGCTTTTAGGGCTATTGCAATGACTACACAAGCCGTAATTATGGCTATTAGGACTGCGAATATTGCTAGTGCGGTTGCAATGGGAGTGGCAAAGGTGGCTACACTTGCATTGAGTGGTGCTACAGCAATTCTAAATGCAATCATGATGGCGAACCCTATTCCTATATTTGTAGGTGCATTAATGACGCTCGTCGCTGTATTTGGTCTTTCTAGGGCTGCAGCAGGCGGTTTTAGTGAAACGCTAAGCGAGGTATTCTCAACTATCGTACATACAGCAGTTTGGGGCGTTAATAAGATTATTGAGGCTTTGAACTGGTTAATCGCTAAACTTAATAGCGTAGGCGATAAAGTGGCCAAATTCTTTGGCGGAACATTTACTGCAATTCAACAAGTAGACACCATTTCTGCTGATACGGCACAAAGTATCGTCAACACTGCCGGTGATATTATGGGCCAAATTACATCAGGATTATCCGGTGGCGGTGGTGATCTTGACGTCGGAGGTGGTGGCGGTGGAGGTGGAGGTGCTGACACCGGCTCCGGTAAAGGTGGCAAAGGCGGTGGCGGTGGCCACGGTAAGGGTGAAGATTTAGCAAAAGAGGCTAAACAAATCCACGAAAAAATCTTGCAATCTTTCCTTGAAATGCAAGGAAATCAAGTAGAGTTAATCGAACTTCAATACAAAAAGGAGCGAGAGGAGCTCGAAAAATCAAAAACCGCCAATGAGAACTATCACGAAGATTTAAAACTACTTGATGAAGTGTATTCAGAAAAGCGTATCAAGGCGAAACAAGAGGAAATGGAAAAACTGCGTGCCATTGAAACTGGTATTCGTGATATGCAACAAGATTTTGCGTTTAGAACTTCTAGTAAAGATAGTACAGGTAATGTATCTCCTGCCGTGCAGTTGAAAAATGATTATGAAAATGCCATAGATGAAATTGAGGACCGTTATGCAGAAATGGTCGATAAGTTCATGAAAATGGACAAAATGGAGCAACAACACCATATTGACCTGTTAAAACAACGAGGCATTGAATTCGAAATGAGTGCTGACGGACAAATCTCCTATGAAAAAATGAAAAATGAGGAGTTGTTAGCGGCACAAGATGAGTTCAATAAAAAGGCATTACAACAACATACTGATCTAGTTAACGAGAAATATGCTATTGATGAGGCTATGCGTACTCAAAACTTCGATGCGTTACAAGCTGCATTGAGTGATGAATATATTGCAGAGCAACAGCACTACGACGCCAAAAAACAGCTCATGGAGGAGTGGAAACAAGCCACAATCGATGCTCATTGGAATGGACAGCAACTATTAATTGACGCTTTAAACGCCGGTATAGATAGCATGCAGAGTGGCATTTCAGGTCTTATTCAAGGCACTACCTCTTTAATGACTGCCATTCAAAACATCGGTAAAGCTATTTTAAAGACTATTGCAGATTTTATTGCAAGTTGGATAGCGGCGATGGTTAAAAAAGCCATATTCGGTAAAATGATGCAATCGCAAGAAACTACAACCAGTATTGCTGCGGCTAACGCTCAATATCCGGCATGGGCTGCATTGGCTCAACAAGTTAGTATGGCGACGTTCGGTGCTAGTGCTGCAGCTGGTATGGCTGCGTGGACGGCTAACACTACAGCAGGAGCAGGGCTTTCCCTTGCTAATGGTGCAACAAGTTTTGCATCTTTAGGATCCGCAAAATTAGACTTACCTAAAATGGCAAACGGTGGTGTGGCCTATGGCTCAACTTATGCTGAAATTGGCGAGGGTAAATACAAAGAGGCCGTATTACCTTTAAGCGAAAGCACATACGACGAAATGGGTGCAGGCATAGCACGTGCCGGTGGTGGTGCTACCGGTGGCATTACGTTCAACGTATCTGCTATGGACGCCAATTCGTTTGGTGATTGGTTAGAGAATTCGGCAGGTCGTTCTTTGCGACAATTTTTAGTTAATCAAAATAGGGAATTTGTGGCTACGGAGGGTACATGGTAATGGCAGATTTATTGAAATTTCCGGACATTAGAACCCTTGCGTGGAAGTCTACAAAGGCTCAAAAATGGGACACTAAAATAAAGCGTTCTGGCAGTGGTCGAGTACGAACTATGACAACTTGGCAATATCCTCAATATACCATTACAACAGAATTCGCAGTACTAAGCCCAGAAGAACATAAGCGTCTTATGGGCTTTTATGCATCTGTAAAGGGTGGTACTGTTCCGTTCTTATGGTTAGATCCCGAGGACCATGAGGAGAAAGGCGTAAGGCTTGGAACTGGTGCACAATCTGAATGGCAAGCAGTTCGCTTGTATGGTGATTTTAGGGAGCCAGTAGCACATATTGAGAACCTAAAATTATACGCTAATGGTACGCAAGTTAATGCCGTATCAGATAAAGGCGTTATAAGATTGGCTGCAGGTGTTAGGGTGTCGCCTACTGCTATTATTACTGCTGATTACATTTACTATTGGAAAGTCATGTTCAGTGGTGATTATACGGACGAGGCCGTTTTTAAAGACGTATTTAAGTCTAAATCGTTTAAATTGGTTACGGTGAGGTGATTATAAATGAAACAAGTTAGCGAGGCATTAAGCGTTCATTTAAGCAACTCACAGACATTTGTATCTTGCGACTTGTATGAGTTAAGGCTTAAAAGTGGCATTTCTTACTACTGGGCCGATACTGACATTGATGTTAGCTATGGAGGAAACACATACAAGGGCGATGGGCCAATTATTGTGCGTGAAAAGATTTCTACAACCAGTACTGTTAGCGTTGATAAGTTGAACGTTACAATAACCGCTAATCAGTCCGACCAAATTGGTGGTGTTCCTGTTCTGACTGTTGCCCATAATGGTGGCTTAGACGGTGCTACGTTAAATTTAAGACGTGCTTTCTTTGACAATAAAGGGAATGTAATCGAATGCATTGATCTATTCAAGGGTATTTGTGAGGTTAGTCAGGGCGGAGGCTTTGCGTTGAAGATAAATGCAAAATCTGTAGTCCAAAGGCTTAATATTGAATATCCGAATAGACGATACTATCCGCAATGTCCTTATTCTGTATATTCCAAAGAGTGTGGCGTTGATATTACTAAATATCGTAAGCGTGTTACTGTTACCGCTGTTATAGGTACTAATAATGTGCAAGTCGATACTTCATTTGAAAACGGCTTTTATACTGCCGGTGGTATGGAATGGATAAGCGGACCTCTATCAGGGCAAGCAACTCAAATTATGGATAGTGCTACGAACTCAATTGTTTATATGAGTGCCACAAATACAACGCCTAATGTTGGCGATGTGGCATATATCTATCCGGGGTGCGATAAAACACCTGCAACTTGCAAGGCTAAGTTCAATAATTTTAGTAGGAATAGGGCAACGCCTTATGTTCCATTAAAGGAGACGATACGATGAAATTGACAACAGGTGAAATGATTGCCGATGCTGCAAAAAAGTGGATAGGCACACCGTATCAAAACAATACTATGGTTCATGGTGTTGGCGTCGATTGCTCCTATTTGTTAGTTGCTGCAGTTGTTGATAGTGGCCTAATGAAACGTGATGAGCTAGAAATAGAGAATTATTCTAACGAATGGCATTTACATCGTTCAGAAGAAAAGTATCTAAAGTATGTTCAAAAGGTAGCTGACGAAGTTCCTATTGATGATATTCGTATCGGTGATTTCTTGTTATACCAATATGGGCGTTGCATTTCTCACGGTGCCGTCTATGTTGGCAATAATTTAGTTGTGCATGCGTTTGTTGATCTAGGCGTTATCTATTCATCTATTGACGATGTATTATTCTATGATGCAAAGGGCAAAAGTCGCTTACGTGCAGTTTATAGATTTAGGAAAGGGGGTAAATAATGGGTTTTCTATTTAAAGGACGGAATACTACCAATCGTGCTGATATGATTTCCGACTTCATGATAAATACCGCCTCTTATGGTGAAGTAGTTCCAGAAGTACTTGGCACTACAAGATTAAGTGGCAACATTATTTATTACGATGATTTTACCCCTCATGAGCACAAAACCACTACACGAACTGGCAAGGGTGGTGGCTCTAAGCATACTGAAATAACCTACACCTATACAGTGGCATGTGCGATTGGCTTATGCGAGGGCCCTATACAGGGTATAGGCAAAGTATGGCGAGATAAGGAAATATACGACTATCCGAATGAAAAGATTGAGCTTACTGCATATAAAGGTGATTATGGACAAGCTCCATGGCCTTATGTAATCTCTAAGCATCCGGAAAAGGCGTTGCCTTATAGTGGTTTAGCTTATATGGCAGGCGTTGTTGATTTGGGTGAACGAGGAAGTTTACCGCAATACAACTTTGAAATAAAAGGCAAGCTCTTAGAAACTGGCGACGGTGTAGACGTTAACCCAGCCGATTATATTGTGTATGTGTTGAAGTCCATAGGCATTGACGATGTTAATATTGACGGCTTAGAACACTACAGGGAATATTGCAAGGCAGCTGACATTCTTATTAGTACACCGCCAGATAGTAGAAGTTCAAAGGCTCAAACTGTAATCAATGATATAGCTGAAATTACAAATAGTTTGGTCTTTTGGTCTACAGATAGGCTTAAAATCGTACCGTTAGCCGATAAACCTATCGGCACATGGAGCCCATACAATCAAATTCAATATAACTTAAATGCTGATGATCTTATTCCGGCTAGCGACGGACAGTTAGTTGTGTATAAGAGAAAGGACAGCTCAGAAAGTTATAACCAAGCGACTGTTGAGTTCATTAATCGTGCCAATGGGTACGAGAAAGAGACAGTCGCTTTTGAGATTGTAGCCGATGTGCAAAAAAACGGTTTAAAGCCAGCCTCCAAGAAGTCTGCACATTATCTGTACACTAAGGCGAGGGCTCAATACTATGCTGAACAATTAGCTATGAAACGGCTATACGCTAAAAATCAGTATACGTTCCGTTTAGATTGGGCATTCTGTAGGTTAGAACCGGGCGACCTTGTTACTCTTACCGACGAATTATGTGGCCTAAATAAACAGATAGTCGTTATAACCTCTGTATCTGAGGCAGCAGACGGACAGTTAGAAATAACTGCGGAGGGTAAACCGCCCGGCACGTATGCTCCGGCTAAATACAACGTTCATGAAAATGAACGGCCGTTTATCGATTATAACCAAGCTGCACCAAGCGTAAATGATGTTGCTATATTCCAAACTGTTGGCGATGTTGGTGGCAATCAGATATTCGTTGGGGTTAATGCTCCGAGCGGTTGGGGTGGTTGCTCCGTGTGGGTATCCGATAATGGCGAAAATTATCGTCGTATAGGATCTATCACGCAACAAGCTAGAATGGGCAAATTGAAATATGGCTTTGCTCAAAATGGCGATTTCTGTAACGTGGTTATCAATCAAGGCGTGCTGAAAAGTGGAACTCATGTCGATGCTGAACGTGCCAATACATTGTGTTGGATAAATGGCGAGGCGTTGAGCTATGAAACTGTAGAAACTCATCCGGATAATTGGTATACGTTGCGAGGTTTAGTCCGTGGCCAATATGGAACTAAGGCTATTAATCATGGTGCAAATGAAAGATTTGTCAGGGTTGACGAGGCTTTATTCCATTATCCTTACCGAAAAGAGGATATTAACAAAACCGTATATCTCAAGTTCACTTCATTAAATGTATTCGGAAGTAACGAACAGGGGCTTGATGAGGTAAGGGAATATCAGTATAAGATTGTGCCTTATTATATCCCAGAAGTGAATAATTTAACGTTATTTACTAAGTACTACAAGATAGGCAATGGGGTATTATCTTTTGATGTTGTAGCTCAGTTTGATATACCTCAAATTAATAGCTTTGATACAGTCGAGCTATGGTATCGTGAGGGCAATTCCGCTTGGAAGTATGGGGGCAATGGTAACGGTCAAATCTCTATCAGTGGTTGCGAACTTGGACATACTTACGAAGTGAAAGCTATCGTCAAGGACGTACATGGAAACACTTCGCAAGGGGTTACAAAGTCCATTACTGTGGCTATGAAAACGGAAGTTCCGAATGCACCGCAAGGCTTTTCTATTACGTTTAGTGATAAGGCCAATTTCAACTGGCTTGAAGTTCGTAATGCTGACATAGATTTCTATGAGTTGCGACTTGATACAAGGACAGGGCAGAACGATGGCTTGATAGGTAAAAGCAATAATACTACTTATAGTGGTATGCTGCGTGAGCGTACTGGCAAAGTTTACTTGTACGCACATAACCCATCAAAAGGCTATGGAGCACCTGCCGAGTTGACTTACAACGTGCCTGCTCCTCCTAAACCGACTAACGTTAAAGTTAGTGGCAATCTAAATGGCGTAGGGGTTATATTCCAATCTATTCCAGCCGGTTGTAAGGGGGCTAATGTCTACGTTGATAATACTGTATATTTCACATCAACGAATGTAATGAACATTCCTTTAGAGGCCGGTGTATATTCTGTCAGTGTTGCTTATGTCGATATCTTTGGTGAGGGGCCAAGAACCGACGCAATAAATGCTACAGTAAAAGCTAAAATAGACAGTAAATTGCTAGATATGGAGAGCCTCGGCATATCTGATATGGATAAGGCCGTTAAAGCCTTAAAATCAGAGGTTGGCACAGTCAAGAGCGATGTAAGCGGCTTTAGCAGCAAGTTGATAGACCAAGCGAATGCCTTTCAGCGTACAGTAAATGACTTAAATAGAAATGTGAGCTCACAAATCACTCAAATTTCTAACGGCATTGAGCTGAAAGTAACAAATGCACTCGGCAAGCTCGACGGCAAAGAGCTCATAAGCCGCATTAACTTGACGCCAGCAGGCACACGCATAGACGGCAAGCTCTTACATGTTACTGGGCAAGCGAAATTTGACGATAATATTATCACAAATAAAATGCTACAGGCTGACAGCGTAAACGCTCAAAATATACATGTAAATAGCTTATCTTCTATCTCTGTTAATACTGGCGACCTAACAGGCGGCTCTATTACAGGGGGCACATTCAAAAATAGTACTGGCACATTCGAGATAGATCGCAACGGCAATATTAAGGGTGCTAATATCACAGGCTCACGCATTGACGCTGCCTCAATATTCCAATCTGGGTATAAGATTAAAAATATTGATGTGCAGGTTTACAACGTTAAGCATGGTGATTATTGCCCTATTCCTGCTGGCTTTACAGAGCAACAATGTACATTTATCCCTGTTGGTTATAAAATGACAGAAGATTATAGTGATGTAACAGGCGGTACTAGCGATGGTCGAAAAAAATGGGATAACGCTAATGGGCGAAGGATTGATTATTGCACAATGTATTTCCAGTCTAATATATCGAGCGGATATCACGATACTAAGCCAACCATTGGATTAAATGGTCGTGAGGCTGTTTGTCAATCGATATGGTATAGTTATTTCAGCAATCGAGACGATAACGGCTATCATAAACATATCTCCTTTGGCGTACTATATGTTCTCGTCATTGGTAAAAAATAGTGTTGCAAACCATATGTTATACAATAAAAAGGGGGTGGCTTATGGTTAAACACGATTTTGAACTTCATCAAGGCCAAGATTTCCGCATCATCTATGAGGTTCCATCTGATAGCGACATGACTCTCAATGGATTTCAAGGTGTGTGCAAAATCCGTAAAAGGCACGATGAAGGTGTTATCTTCGAGTTAGAGCCGACAATCGAGGATAAGAGAATCACATTCACGCTTTTAGGCAAGACTACAGCTAAAAAGCAAATAATCAGCCGAAATTTGATGTATGATGCGTTCATTTTCAATGAAACCAACAGCATCAAAATCGGCATCGGCAAAATCACAGTAATTCCGGATATTTCAATGCATTAATAAGGAGATACAATCATGGCAGATAGCACTTTAACTTTAAAATTAGACAAAGATTCCATTTTCAACTTGCTTGAAGGTCTAAGAGGCCCAAAAGGTGAAAAGGGCGAGGATGGCCAACGTGGTGAACGTGGCGAAAAGGGCGAACAAGGTCTAAGAGGCCCAAAAGGTGAACCGGCAAGTGCCGAACAAGCAGCAGAATTGCTCAAACAAAAGAACGTATATCTCGCAGATTCTAGCGTTGAAACAGTTCTTGCAAAATTGGTTGAATTGTTAGGCGATTCCATTAATGTAACTTTCAAACAATTAGAGTATTTCCAACCTGTTGAAGGTCAAGAGTTCCTCGATATTAAAGGGGAACCTCACTTCAAGGTTTCCATAAATGGCGGCGAAAAACGTGCATTTGAAACTGATAATATGCGTGTTCCGATTGCTCCATTTGGTCAAGATGATATTCGTGTGGTGTATTTTGATTTGGCTGATCGTGAAGTGGGTAGTATATCCATTAAAGGTTTAGAATCTGCGACAGCTGATGAAACATTTACAGACACAACCGGTGCGAAGTTCGAGAAATATGGTCGCAAATTAGTGTTGCGATTGGCTACATATAACGGAAATTCATTCAATTGGCTTGGCAAATGGAATAAGTCTGATATTGAAACACTTGAAATTATCAGCAATGAGAAGAAAACAATCGTTGATAATGATAATGCACCTTACAAATATAGTGGCTTAACATTTATTGTGAAACAACCTACTAACATTAATTTCAGTACAGTATTTAATCAAGGCACAGTAACTGTGAACACATTGGAAAGAACTATTCAATTAACACTTGATAATTCAAGCATTCAATATGTTGATGGGGTATATGTTAATAGAGGAACAGGCTCATTAGACGCATTATAATTCATAATAAGGGGAAAAT